ACGGATAAACTATTTAGTTTAAAAAGTAAAATCCGATACAGTCAGCGTGATGTGAGATTTCGCTTTCCGTATCGGATTCTTATAATATTTTCGGTTGTAATAAATCTCACTAAATTACAAACACAAATATAACATTTTATTCAATACCCCAATTAAAATAATCGATTTTTTTTTGTAATTCTTTTAGTCTTATATTATCGGTTTTAGAAACTAATAAAAATTTAATTTCTTTTTCGATTTCGTCAATTGTTGGCGGTTTAGTTTTTTGTTGTTTTGCCATTAAAATAGTTTTTGTTGTGCAACATGATTATTTATTCTCTCCATTGCTTTATCGTAATAAGTTTTAGATATTTCAGAACCGATAAAATCTTTTTTCAAATTATGTGCCGCTATTGCAGTTGTTCCGCTTCCTGTATAAGGGTCAAAAACAGTTTTAGCTTTTGGAAAACACATTATTAATCTTTCGGCTAACGATAATGGAAATGCTCTTTTATGGTCTTTATTCGTTCCTTCTGCGCTATCTTTTATTAAGTCATGTTGGTTTATTTCATTATAAAAATCAGTAGAAGTTCCTTTAGATAACCAATAAATTCTTTCAGTCATTGGATAAAATCTGCATTTATCAAAGTTTTGCGAGCCATTAAACCATACAATTTCCTGTTTAATTGTCCACTTTGTTTTAAATAACCACTCATAAGGGCTTATTTGTTTTCCCTCCCTTATTCTGTTTTTATGATTGTACATTAAACTCCCTCCCTCTTTTGTAGTTCTAAAAATTTCATTTAAAACATCTACTTGAACACCTTGATAAACCTCTTCTGGCAAATCATCAATATATTCATCGTACGCTTTAAATACTTTATTCCCAGTATGATGTTTAACTCCTAAATTATAAGGAGGTGAAGTAATAGTTAAATCAAAATAATTATCAGGATACCTTGCCATTAATGCCATGTTGCATTCATTTGTTATTGTTAACATAATCTTTCTTTTATAATTTTTCTATAAACTTCATTTGCTCTTTCAGAATTACAACCACGTTTTCGGTAAAATTCTAAAATTCGTTTAATTCTGGTTAGGTTACTTTGTTTTTTCATTTACTTAGATTTATAATTTTTACAACATTTTTTGCAATAACTATTTATACCGTTTTCGCTTACTTTTATTTGTAGTTCTGGTATTTTACATTTACAATCTTCCATAATAATTTTTACTTTTATGGATTCACACCCCATTTTATGAACTCCGTTAAGTTGTCCGCATTGTTTACATTTTGTCATATCTTTACATTTTCATTGGTATAGCAATTGGCAAAGTTCCTTTGTTTAAAACTACACCGCACCCAATTGCAGGTTTTTTATAGTGTTTCCCGTAAGCCATAGCATAACTTTTAATATCAATACCGCAACCAACTTGCATGCCAAAGATTATAAAGTTTGCTCCTACTGCATATTCTGCGTAAAGCTGAGTATGTAAATGCCCTTGAACTTGACTTTTTAACTCTGACTTCATTCTGTTTTTAGCTGTTCCACCCTCACCGTGATTAAAATCTATTCCAAAGATTTCAATATTTTCTAAAAATTCCCAATCAGGGGTTTCTAATACATCTGAGTATTCTCTAATCCATCTTTTAGAAACACCTGCGCTAAATGCTTTTCGATATACTAATCTATCGTGATTCCCTACTATTACTTTTGCATTTGGAAATGTTCGATACCAATCTTTAATTTTAAATATTGCACGGTCTAATTCCTCACCAGCTCCAAAACCATCAGGGTCGCTTTCGTGATAACTTGAATAATGATTGTCTATAATGTCCCCAATAAAAATAACAGTTCCACAATCGTATGTTTCTTGTTGCTCTCTGCAAAATTTCAAATAACCTTTTTTTGTAAACGGCTCGTGAGGGTCTCCAATTACTAATATATTATCAGGATTACCGTTTAAATATGGTTCAATTGCTAAATGCGATTTAAACGTTTGACCGCTAAAAATTGGAGTATCTAATATTAAAGAATCACTATTTTTTTTAACAAAAGCCACTTGTTTACGTAAGCAATCTAAATCTTTATAATTACCATCTGGCAATAATTCATTTGCGATTTGGGTATTATTTTTATTTTCCTTAATTTTCTCGATAATTTCGGGGTTTAAATAATCGTATTTTTTCATAATTTATTTAGTTTTTTTACCATTTTTTTTATTAAATCAAATTCAGAATAACATATACTCACCATTCTTTCTGAATGATTATAAATATTTATGTCTATTCCCTCGCCATTTTTCCACTCAATAACTTCGATATAACTATGCTCTTTTGCTGTACAATCATATTCTTTTAAATTAGCAAATAGCGCGTCTCTTTTGTATTTTTCAATTTTTTTCATAGTGAGTTCCATCGTTTCCATTTTGTCCAATAATATTCATTCTTTTGTTAGTTTGTTCCTCGTTGTACCAAGTGTTAGTATTTTCAAAAGTATCTTTATAATATTCATCTCCTATCCTATCTTCATCTTCACAGGCAATATCAAAAGATTTTATTATTTCTTCTTTTTCAGCTTTTATAAACTTATGATACGTATTAATAAACTTCTTACCCTCTACCGTATTTACATTAAATAGTTCTGGGTGTTCAATCTCTAACTGACTGAATAGTTCCTGCATTGGCGTTTTCATAATTTATTTATCTTTTAAAATCATTGTAAGTAAAACAGTGTAATTTGCAAGGTCTAAAAGACTATCATTAATACTTTCGTTGTTTGGAGTTTTATCGTTGTTTAAAAGCACTCCTAAACGTGCCACCTTTGTAGCTATTAATGAAAGGCAATTTAACTCAGGTGTTAATCCTGATATATTCCCTGCTAACTTAAAGTTTGAAAGTCTATCTTCATTTGCGTAATCATTACCTTTTGCAAACATTATATTTTTCATTTGTTCTGTAATTTCTAAGAATTGTTTTTGTTGAGTTTCTAATTTCATAATCCTTTTTCTTTTTTGTAGATTTCTAAAAGTTCTTTTAATGATTTGTTATCGAACGTTTCATTAAGTGCGCAATCATATAAAAACTCCGAAAAACCAATAGCAAAATCATCGGCTATTTTTTCGCATTGAGTTGCCGTATCGAAACACATAGGGTATTTTTCGTAGGGATCTATTACGCTTAATATTTGCTCTCTTAATTTCATAATTTCTCTATTTTATAATTAATTTTAATATTGTACCCATCTTCAAAGGCTAATAATTCTAAGGTGCAGAACTGTATATTTCTATATCCTGTAACCCAGTTAGATAATTTTTGAGCTGATATATTGTGAAATTCAGCGTATTTCTTTTGTGTAAGTCCTGATATTTTAATCAGTTCTTTTAGTATTGTTTGGTTTTGATTCATTGTTATAATTTTTCTATTTCTTGTTTAACTTTATACCAATATTCCCATAATCCTTGAATATCTGGTAAAACTTGGAATATTTCATCAACTGATATTAAGGCGCATTTTTTTACTAAATGATTATTACCTTCGCTTAATATCGAATATTTTAATACTAAATTTTCTGCTTTTTCTTTCGGTGTCATAATTTCTATTTATTTAATTTTATCAAAGATAGTCTTTATATCAACTGGTACAACATAATGATATAATTTATATTAATTCTAAATAAAAACCCACCGTTTAAAGTGGGTTAATAAGTGGGTGAATTAAAACGGTAAAATATCTTCAGCTTCTGGTTCGTCAACTATCTCTGGAATTGCAGTAACTTGCTCTGATTTACTAATTTTCCACCCTTGAATAGTATTAAAATAAACTACTTCGCCTTTTGGATTTGTCCATTCTCGACCTCGCAAATTAATTCCTATTGTAACGTTTTGCCCAACTTCATAACCGTTTAAAACATCGCATTTATCCTGTACGAATTGAGCCTGTATATGCTGTGGATATTGTTCGTCTGTTGTAACTACTACATTTCTACTTTTAAACGTTCCTTTTTCAATAGTTTCACCTATTACTTTAATTTTTCCTGAGATTTCCATGTTTTATTTTTTTGAGTTTTTAAAATTTAATTTAGCCTGCTTTTTTTCGTCTTTTGTAAAATAAGATTGAGCTAAAACAAGATAATTTGTTTTGTCGTTGTTGAAAAAGAAATTACGAACTATTTTTGTTCCGTCTGGTTTTCTTCCGATTTCGTGCGATACTAATGTTTCCATGTTTATTTATTTAATTGTTTATTGTTTTATAATTGTTTTTCCTTTAAAAAATTTATTTGTTACGGTACTCCAAAGTTTATACCCTAACTTTATATTTTCTTTTCCAAATAAATAAGGATTTTCTTTTGTTATAGGATTTGTTAAAATTCCATTTTCATACTTTTTTACGTAAGGATTGTGATTTGTTATCATAATTTTAAAATTTAATTGTTATTTATTATTTCTTCTTTCTTCTCTTAAATGATACTCTCTTTCTGACAGTCTTTTCTTTTCTTCTTTAATTGCTTTATAAGACTGAGAATAAACGGCATCTTTCATATTTTCTGACCAATCACTTTTTTCTTCATCAACTCTTTTTGATGATAAATAAGAACTTCTTACATCTTCTGGAATTGACATATAATGTTCTTCTGACATTCTTAAGAATACTTCTCTATTGCTTTGCATAATCTTTTATTTTAGTTTCTATTTCTAATATTTGAACTTGCGTAGCTAATATTTTACCGTCTGTAATAGCTTTTAAAGTAGCGTTTAAACCTTTTAAATCTGATTGTTTAGCTTTATTAAACTGCTCGTCAGTTAGGTTTTCTATTCTTTTTGGTTGTACTGCTTTTTGAGCATCATCATCTTCGCTACCTATGCCACATATTGAACTTAATGCATATCTTCTTGCGTATGTTATTCCGCTACCATAAGCCTGAGCATCATTTTGGTTCTTACAAAATATTTCGGCTATACTTTCAAATATTTCCCCGCTTTCATGCATCAAAACAGTCTTTACAAAGTTTTTACCATCGATGTTTACAAGGGGCTGCAATAATACAATATTATTATTATTTAACGCTGGTACAACAGCCTCTAAAACATCGTTTAAATCAGCGTATTTGTTTTTAAAGAAAGGATTAACACTTCCTTTCTTTGGCGTTAACATTTCTTTTTGCGCTTTAATTAAAGCTGTTGCAATTTCTTTCATAATTTAATTTTTTATTTTGAAAATTCGTTAATAAAATAATCTTCGCTTTTAATATCTTTATTTTGTATTACATCCATGCCACCATGTAAATACGCTATTTTTATTTGAGCGTCTTGTGTAACTTCTGCATCCGAAAGCATTTCTAAAACTTCTTCATAAGTATAGGATGCAATACTATCACTTTCTATTTTTTCAATTAATTGCGCTACTGCCGTTTTCATAATTTAATTTTTTTTAGGTTAATTTTTAATAATTCATTCGTTCCATTTTCAGCTAAATCAACACAATAAGATAATTGTTTCTTTGCTCGTTTTATCTTTACTAAAAGCTCTTGATTCCATTCTTGCTGTTCTTCTAATTCTGTTAATGGTGGCAAATCTTCCATTTCGTCTAACGGGTTATATTCTGGATATTCTGTCATAATTAATGTTTTTAAATTTCAACAAATATAATACTTTTTTTTAAATAAAATGTAGTTTAGTGATTTTATTTTATTATTTACATTCTTTAAAATCTAACATTATTGAATCAAACACATTAAAAAACAATTCAGTTTCGGTCATTTTTTTACATTTAAACCTTTGTATTATAGTACAAGTTCCAATATAAAATGTAAGTAATATTGCTATAACAACTATGTAAAGTTCTAAATCTGATTTTTTCATAATTAACTATTTTTTTTATAAATTTCCTCAAATGTCAATCCTGTTTCTTCAAAAAATCGTGTTAATTCTACTAACACCTTAGGTCTTTTTTTATCCCAAAACGAAGCATTTATAGAATGCATATTAAGTTCGTAAACTAATTGTCTGTTTGGCATTTGCATTAGTTGATTAAATGTACATTCTAATCGATTACATACTTCATTAATCCTATCTAATAACTCAGGGCTTTTGTTTTTCCAAACTGATATATTAGCTATCTCGTAACCTAACATAATAGATAATTGTGTATCAGTTACACGTGGATAACCTTTATATTCCAGCATTAGTTTAATTCTGTTAGGGCAAAAATTTGATTTGTTTTTCATGTTTATTTCGTTAAATTTAATATTAATACTGTAATTGTTAGAATCACACCCATATATAATAATGATGTGAAAATGTTTTTAAGGTTATTCATAATTTATCTTTTTTAAGTTTCAACAAAGATATAAAGAAAATAATATAAAATATATTTTTTTATTAAAAAAGTTTGTTGTAGGTTTGTAAGGAATTTAAAAACAAAAATATTATGAAAGAACAAAACATTTACTTAATGCAACGTATAGAAGCATTAGAAAAAGAAAATTTAAGATTAAATAACGAATTAAAGAAAGTTAAAGAAGTTGCTTTTAAAGTAAGATTAAGCGACCCTAATTTCGATAAGCCTTTGAAAGATATTGAAGTTAATTATGAACTATTAAAACCATGAAAAAAGAAAAAACAATCTTCTTAATATTAGGCATTGTATCAATATCCTGCTTAATTTTAAGTATAATTTCGTTGATGATTTTAGAAATTAATCCTAACTATTTAAAAAGTATATTACAATGAAAACACGAATATTTACTCCAGACAAAGGATGGCATGATTTAAAAGTATATAGTTCGGAGGAGGTTTTAGAACTTTTAGAGAAAGCAAAAGAAATAGGAATTGATGAGATAATAAAGATGGTTAAGATATAGAATATAACGGCGGATGCTACAAGCTGTATGCCAGCAGGATTATGAACTGAAAAACAAAAGCCGTGCATATAGCTTGTAGCATATGTTAGGGATATACCACGAATTACTAATCAAAAAACAATTAAAAAATGAATAGAGAAATTAAATTTAGAGTATTTGATAATATATCAAAAGAAATGTATAGATGGTCGCAAATTGCATCAATTTCTTTAGTTGATTTTTATTATGAACATTACCATTTAATGCAATATACAAACCTAAAAGATAGAGGTGCAATAGAAATATACGATGGAGATGTTGTAGAATATTTAGGATTTGCAGAACTTGAAAAAATGTTAGTTTATTGGAGAAACGGAGCTTGGCATTTTAAAAGATTTGAATCTGGAAATATTGATTGGGAAAAAGTTGATACGACCGAAATAAGAGTTATTGGAAATATTTACGAAAATCCAGAACTATTATCGACAAACTAAGGCGGTTATCCCTAACGTCCTGTGGCTTGGCGATGTGCCTAACCGCAGACGTAAATTAAAAAACAAAATGTAATAAGGCATATTGCCAAACCGCTGTTACCTGCTGGGCGGATTTTTAGCAGAGAATTTAATTTAAGAATTATGTCATTATCAGATACAGCCGAATACTGGCAAGATGTAAAAAGAGGAAGTAATAAACACATTTTTACTCATATAAAAGGTAAAGATTGCGGACATTTTCACGTTTCAGAAAGTAAAGAATTAGACGAAATCGATTGTCACGCTTGCAAAAAAATAATTGAAAGCGATGAAGAATTAAAATCACAACTCGAAAATAACAACGGAGCAAGATATAAACAACACCGAAAGAAAAAAGGATTTAAGTTATTGAGCGAAATAAGGTTTGGAAAATACAAAGGCAAAACGCTTCAATGGATTATCGATACCGATTTGAATTATTTTAATTGGGTAAAAGATAAATTACTATTGCATCCAGAGATAGATTTGCTTATAGAAACGAAAACACAGCCTTGCAGGTAACGTTTTGCAACTACACGTCTGTTGCGTAAAAGCACAAAACTATCTTTCAGTTTAACACGGATTTGAAAGGTACAAAACAAAGTTTAAATTAATCACAATATAGCAATAGCGTGTAATTGCTGTTATAAGTAGTACGGATTTTTAAAACAAAAAGTAATTATGAAAAACGGATTAATACATATTTCAATTGCTAAAATTGATTTTTGTTGCCCTTATTGCAAAAAAAAATACAATGATGAATATGAGGTATTTTATAAACGGATAATTAAAAACAAAAATTACCATACAACCCATATGTGTACTTGTGCAAAAAGATTTGGAATAACATATAATTTTAAAGGTGATATGGTAGGTTTTGAAATCTAAACGCAGTATTACTTATAACGCCCACCACTAACCGACTGTTACGAAGCCAGCGAACAGCATATTTTCTGTTACGGAAATTGTGATACGTGAAAGCAAATAACAGTAAACAAGGAATAGCGGTTAATGGTTGTTAGTAGCAGTACGGGAATTTAAAACAAAAATATTATGAGAAAATATAAAATTGAACTATCAGAAGCACAAATGAGATTAGTATCCGATTGCCTTGAAGATGTTTCAAGATTTGCATCAGGACAATGGGAATTTAGGCATACTATCGAACAAATGATTTGCGGTTTGCCATTTGAAGAACAAATGGCGAAAAGACAAAAAGTTGAAGAATTATTTAGAGAAGCAAAAAGAATATTGCTTCCTGAAATAAATGACAACGCAAGTAAGGGATATAATGGCTCTGAATTTATCGGAAATTCTTATCAGATATACAGAACCATTCTTCACAAGTTAGCAATAGACAACGATTGGAATAACGTTTATTCTTCTCCAGCTTTACCAAGCGGTAATTTAGGGACAATAAATATTGAACTGATAGATTAACGAGTATTGCTACTAACTATTGGCTATAACCTATAAATGTATTACAATTATGAAACTACTAACAAAAACAAAGGTTATACGAATTTCAGAAACGCAACATAAAACTTTACAAAAAATGAAGTCTTATAATGTCGATGTGGGTAAGTTTATACGTGATGCAATAAGCGAAAAGATAAATAAAGAATATGAAAGTTTAAAGCCTAAAGTTAAAAATGAATGTCCTTTTTAAAATAAAATATATGAAAAAAGTAATTAACACGCTCGAAAAGAGTATCGAACTCGCAAAAGAATTGAATGTCAATAGTTATACTATTGTGAAAGATGGATTTGTAATTAATGTAAAAATAAAGTAGGAATTATGGAAATACACACAAAAATAGCTAATGGAAAATTAAAAGGATGGACTATTCGTAAATCAAAAAATGGATGGTATGATTTATATTCAAATGGTGGTATTAGTCAAACAAAAGGTAGACATACATTTGAAGAAATAAAGATAATTATAAGCGACCTTGAATCTTAGGCAAATAAAACCATAAAAACACAAACAAACATAATATTAAAAACAGGCTTGTATAGTCTGTTTTTTTTGTTTCCTTAACTTTTGTTATCTCAATTGTTTTAGTGATTGTTTGCCTATTGTAAATCGTTTTTGTGACTATATTATGTTTGCTTTTATCTTTTGTAATTACAACGTTCTTATATTCCTTGCCGTTAAGGAACATTGATTTACTATTATCAAACGGTTTGATAGTGAATATATCATTTAAGATAGTTTCTTGCTTTAATATTAAATCGTTATTAGTCGTGATAGTTCCTGATTCAATCGTGCTTTTATTTAGGTTAACATCTCGAGTTGTAGAACATGAAATAAATAATAATATTAAGATTAAGTATTTCATAAAAAGTACCTTTTAATTTCCTTATTTCGTCTGGATAGCAATAGATTATTTTTACCTTTCCACATTAAAAAAGCATTTGTAATACTTGTTTTATCATTAGGATTTAATTTGATAACTCGCAATAAAGTGCTTTTCTTAAATGCGCCTTGACCTGCATTATAGCAAAAACAAAATAAAGCATCAAATTGATTTTGATTAATATTTAACGGTAAATTTTCATTTAATGTCTTTTCAAATTTAGTAGCTATTAAGAAAAATAAATGATACGCTTGCTCTTTTGTGATAGCTTTATCTTTAATAGATACCTTTGTGCCATCTTCATAAAACGTATTGCCTAATCCAATAGTAGGAATACCTGCAGGACATAGATAAGGCTTTAATCTTAATCCTTCTAATTCTGCTAATAATTCAATCCCTGATTTAGATATTTTTTTCATTAATTAGTTATTAGAATTGAAGAAAAAAACATTGAGTCTGCTGCGTTTGCTAACTGTCCAGTTTCAAAAATATAATAATTTACTGTCGGGTTAAATTCGAATTCGGCAATAGCAATATTTGAGTTTGATATATCTGTATTTGCCGATATAGAAGTAAATCCTTTTATTTTATTATTTTCTACGGAAAAATTTCTTGATATTGCTAAGTTTAAATTAGGAGTTGTCGCATTTGAAGCAATAATAGTAGCAGTAGATGCATTGTTTTCAGAATTTATTTTTATTCTTTGGGTTAAAATTCCCGCAGTTCCAACTTTTCCAATTCTTGCCATTTTTATATTAAAAAAACCACCGTTTTTAAAAGAATTTGCAGGAATTAAAGCAGAAAATAAAACAGTTTCAGCAGTCGTTCCTGTAATTGGTGTTCCTGTTGTAGTATCTACAATTATATTTTTAACAACATCTGAATTATTAGCCTTAGAATTTAATTGTGTCTGAATTGAACTTGTTGCATCGTTAAATAATTTTTGATTATCTGTTTGGTAGTTTTTATTCGTTGCTTCAGTAACTTGACCAGTATTATAATCACCTGATTGAGCTGTTACATTTCCAACACGACCAAAAACAGTACTTACTGCATCTGTATTGTCTACTTTGTTCCAATTTGTACCATCTGAAATAATCCAGTCACCAGTATTAAAAATGATACCATATCGTGTTGATTCGGATGTATTGGTGCAAATATAATAATGACCTTTACTTTCAACTATATCTAAATTAGGTATATTTGTTGTTGCATTCCATAATCCTTGATAATGCACATTACCTAATAAAGCATCATTAATATTTTCTAATGGAACTTTTGAATTAACATCAAGAGGTGCATATCCTAAAGAAGCTCCTTTATTAATTTCATCTTCTTTTAAGTTTAACGCTGTTTGTGTAGCTGTTGAAATAGGTTTATTTATATCGCTTGTATTATCCACATCTCCTAATCCTATTTGTAATTTATTTACATTGTGAGGATTTGAAACGTTTTCAATATGCGGTAATATTTCAGCTAAAGATTGATTAAACTCGATTTCA